CCGTCGTGAGGTAACATCAAGGGAGGATCAACGGTTTTCTGAAGTGCTTTCAGATAGGTGGCTTCCATTTCATTGAGCATACGGACATCTGGAAGTGTTGTGATTCCTGGCCCACGCCCATAAATCTCCTGGGAATTTCTTTCCCATCTTCCGCAGACATAGGGAAACTCATCAAACCCACCTTCACTCAGGATATGCTTTGATTCATAAAGCATATACACCGACATGAAAGGTTTCTGTTGCTGAGATCGCATGGAACCGGTGATAGCCTCTTTTCTGGGCTTCACAACATGAAGACAGGAAACTTTATCATAAAGCTTATTTCTCTCTGCCTTTTGCCTGATCGTATCCGGTAGTTTCTTCATCGGATACTGCTCAATGAGTTCTTTGATGGTATGTTCGTAATACCTAAAACAAGTGTCGATCCTTCCAAATGCATTGGTTGCCAGATAACAATCGGATAAAGGAAATGATCGGAAATACGGACCCCTGCCTGGAAGATCATGAATAAACATGATCGAGGTTCCAAATGCCCCCAGGTCTAAATAATATTCATGGGCTGCAGGATGAAAATTTGCGGAAGGTCGATTAAACGCATCCTGTAAGATCCTGGTCGTTTCTTCTAACCAGAGCTGCACTCTACGGTCTGCTTCAAGTCTCCTGTCTGTCTTGAGGGTAAACCAGGGTATGCTCGAAGAGGTTAACGTATTGTGCAGCCCCGAGGAGAAACGCGTCAATGTCTGTACTGCAGTCGATTCAAAGATACTTTCTCTGCGTTCCGTTCCTGCAGCATGAGTTGCAGTAAAATCTGCTTTCCTGGGAATCATGAGCTCGGCAATTTCCTGCCATTGAGCTTCCCAATTATGCCGGTTGCCTTTCAGATTTTCATACTCAGCCGAAAGCTGAGATGCTTTGTCCTGGATCATCAGTATCCTTCAGCCATTTTTTTACGACTACCTTTTCCAATTTTTGCTCCTCCTGTCAAAACCGTTGAGCTTCTGCCCCGTCTCATCTTGATCCGTCTTCTCAAGAGTGCTGCCAGAGCAGCCGAAGCAGCAGGAGGCTTATCGGTTATATCGTCTCCATCTCCAGTATTTGCAGTTGCATCAGTATCATTTTTATTATCATCATCGCCATTATCATCGCCATTATCATCACCATCGTCTTTATCATCTTTATCGTCTTTTCCACCAGTATCGCCAGTTGTTTGTTTTCCGTACTTATCATCTAATTGTTCCTGATTCATTAAATCATCGGCTCCTGGAACATCAGACCAAGCCGGTTCAGTATCTTTGTAAGGTCCGGTATTCTGAAAAAGCCAATCTGTAGAAACACGAGCAATTCCACCTATAATCCCTCCAATATCACCTAAACCGCTTTCTGTCCCTGCCTTAAACCCAGACTTCCAGGGCATTTCAATATTCTTTCTAAACTCTCTAGTCCAATGCCCTCCAATATCTCCTGTAAATTTATTTAATTGTTTAGACCAGCCTACTTGTTTATCAAATTCTGACCATTCCCTAATAACCGGTTTTCCTTCTGCTAAATTACTTAACCAGGACATAGATTCTCCTTATCTTCTGACATAACCAGACCCATAACCCAACTGAGGTCTGCGATATGTGGATGTTTCTTTGGTTTGTTGGTTTCTGCCTAAACCCAGAAGTTCATATTTTTTAATCCTTCGGGTTAATGCAGTCAAAGCAGTCTTTGCTCCGGTATGAGCCGGTTCATAAATGGTGGAAATATCTGTTTCCTGATCGGATATTTTTGTGTCGAATTCTTCTCCAACATCTTCAATCTCTCCTTCCAGACCAGGAATGCCATGCTTTTTGTCAAGTCCTTCTATTTTGGTATCCCACTCGGTTCCTGTATCTGTAATCTTAGTATCGTATTCGATTTCCTTTGTTTTCAAATCGCCTATTAAGCCTGTTCCTTTTTTTGTATCAGGGTCCCATTCTCCTAAAGTTGCTTTTGTGGTATCTATAATAGGCTTTTTTTCATCCATGATTGCTGATGATGATTCAACATTTTTAACAAACGTCTCATAATCAGTAGCATCAATTTTTTCATATCCTGTAATTTCAAGATTTCCTTCTTTTAAGGCTTTGGTATATTTCCCTGTCATTTCGCCTGTATACAAAGACATTGCTTGCGGTTTAGATAATTCAGCACCGCTTTCATCTTTTGATCCGACTCTTGCTATATAATCTTCAAAGCTTTCCTGTTTTGTCCTTTTTTTCCACTCTTCCTGAGTTTCATAAATGTTTTTAAATTTAGTTGAATCTCCAGCTTGGACTCTTCCTCCACCTCTGCCACCGCCTCTGATTGCAGATCTTCCAGGTGATGTTCCGTAGGCTAATTCAAATTGTTTTTCATAATCAGATTGTGCGGTGCTGATTTCTTTCTCATAAGTCCCAAAATATTTTTTTGAACTAGCTTCCTGATAGAGAAGTTCTTCAAAACCCATCCCATCAATAGGTTTTGCGTGTCTCATCAAATCAAAAGTTGCATCATCTCCATAAAATTTAGGCGAACCATCATCTCCGATTTCTGCCCAGAACATATTGGGGCTCTTTCCTAAATCTTTTAATCTTTTGTTGAGTTTCCCACGAGCAGTTTCAATTTCACCTTTTTTAGACCACATTGGGTCTTCTTTCATTTTCTTTTCTATTTCTCCTTTATAAGTTTGGGCCAATTTAGGATCATACCTTCCATACTTTTCCTTAAACCCCGACATCAATTTGCCAGATGCAGTCTCAGCAAATTTACCTTCTGCAGTAGTGTAAGTTTGATATGCTTTATTGTAGTCTTCGGTTGCCAATACCAGCTTTTCTGCTAAACCAGATCCCTTCCTGGTTTCAGGGTCCCAATACCCGATTTTTTCAGCAATGCCTCCAAGGGTTCCCTTCTTTTCCAGTTTAAGAGCTTCTATGGCTCCTTTCTTTCCGGTTCCGGTCTGAGTCTTGGGGTCCCAGGTTCCCAACATTTCTGTTTCTTCAAGATCTCTTTTGCCCTTCGCGGTTTCCAGTTGCCCTGGAAGATCTCCTAATGCTGTTAACCGATCCGTTTGCAACTGACTCAACTCACCACGTTCCGAGGTCAACGTAGTCAATGCGGTTTTGACATCACGCTCTCGTCTCTTTTTTCTTTTAAGCAGCGTTTCAAACGGAAGCATAGCCGGTATTAAAGAAAGGGTAATCAAGGCCAGCACCGACTGCCAATGCCGGTAGAGGTTTCATTCTTTTTAGGGATGCATAACGAATCGACTGAACTGCATATCGAGTCGCACTCATAATATCATCTCGTTCCTTGACCAGTTTCCCATCAATCCGGTGGTACATTCGCATCTCCTCGAACCATCGGTTGAGATTTTCAAAGACTTTGAATCTTCCTGACTGCATTCGCTGGAGCATTTCCATAAGCCCTGGTTCCACCGCCTGTCCACCATCAGGATTCTCGAAGTGACTGCCAAGCATATTAACGCCACTTCTCCGGTAATGTTCCGCAAGCGGTTTCCCAGATCCTTTGTCGTGTTGCATCCCATCATGAGGCCATGCACAGGGAATCCATTCACCACGGCTTTTAATCGCTTCTGCATGAACCAGAGGCGTTGCTGCAGATTGCCGGTAAGCATCGTAAACATACATCGTGTCCTGGTCCCGATCATAAGCAACCCAGACACAAGCAGTAGGATGGTCCCACCCAAAATCCAGAGCACAAATTCGAGGCCAATGATCAGGGATCTGAAAAATCTCACTCTTGATAAAATCTTCATCCACCGGAAATACCAGACCTGAACCGAGTACCGGAATTCCTTTGGATCGCATATCCCTCTCATGCGGAGGTAACGCTGCCAAAATCTCATCTTTTGTTTCAGGGTCCAAATGAGGTGCATCATCCCAGGTTGCATGAAATAACTGCTGTTTCGGCTTCAGATCATTCATGAACGAGCTCACGACTCGTGTAACTCCCTTTTCAGGAGTGAATGTCATGTACGTCAATCCGGAGGTTTTGAGCGTTGCACGGAGAGCTTGTGAATAAATCGGTTGAGGTGGTTCCTCATCCATCCATACCACATCGACTGCTTTACCCATCCATTGCTCGGCTCCCTGCTCATAAGACTTGAAAAATAACTTAGAACTCTTTCCCGATAGATGTTTGACCAGAACGGTCGAAAACGCGTTTGGTATGCCTGGAGAACGCTCTTTGGATAAAATGCAATCTTTTGGAATCGCTCCTTTACCGAAATCTTCTTCATCTCCAGGTTCTCCAAGGCATTCTGCTTGTACTATGTCTCTGGTGTTTGCAGAAGTATTTCCTGCAGCCCAGGCTTTGATAGGTCGGTCAAATCGTGTTCCCTCCCACCAATCGGGATATTGACCGGTAAGGTGTACCGCCAGTTCAAAAGCACCGCAGAAAGTTTTTCCGGTCTTGTTTGCAGCCATAAGAAGCTTCTGTCTGGCTTGATGATTCTCATCATCCTTTCCTGAATGAAAAGAGCGTTGGTAATCATAAGGCTTGTACCAATCCAGTTTGTTGGTTTCCTTGACCTCCTGGATCTCTGAAATAAGGGATACTGCCTTTTCTAACATTAGACTCCGTAATACATCTCTGTAAGCTCTCGTTCCGTTACATACTTGTATTTTTTAGAACCAGGAGGTTCCTCAATCCTAATCTTCCCTTTATTATATCCAGGACGGTTTCTAAGCTTTTCCTTATACCGTTCCCACTTTTCAGGATCTCTTGGAATTTTTCTGATACGATCCATATTTTCAGAACTTCTCGTCTGCTTCTGTAAACATCCGCAGCTCTTACACTTCCCATTTGCCACATGGTCGTACCTTATTGGTTTTTCTTTTCCACATTCGCACCGGAAAACATAAATCTTCTTTCCTCCTG